TTCGGAAGTTCTCCGAGATCCACAGAGTATGTGTTGCAGGTAGAATCCTTTGAATCCAGAGCGACCAGTTCAATTGAATCACCACTCTCGGAAGTACGAACGGCTAAATCAGGAAGTTGAAGAACAGAAGCGGCACGAAGAACCTGAGAAAGATCCTTGTTGCGCAGTTCAAAACTCACAACAACATCATCCATCTTCACACGCTGAGTTACTCGTTGAATCAGTTGCGATTCTGCATAACGATACTTTGTGCGAGTCTTTCCATTCTCTTCTGAGATGATGACATGATCTTCATTGAACTCAAAGATTGGTTTGTCATAAAGAGAAATCGTACCGAGAAACTTGTTGAGATCCCAAATAGCAATCTCGTTCTCGAAAGTTTCTGTTACCGAAGCAAGAGACATGATGTTCTTCATCGGCGAAAGAGTTGCAATCTCATTCCCCTCTGGAATGATGATGTTTGAATTGATGGTCGAATAATTCTTTAGGATGTCTAGGGTTTCTTTTGAAATCTTCATAATATTAGTTTCCACAGTTGTCATTCACTGTCTCCATTTTTCGTGGGTGAATAAGCAGGAGGTATTTCTTCTCCTCTTTCTTTCAAAACGATCTCTACCAACTTCTTTCGCTCCATACCCTCTTTATACTTTTCAATATCTTCTGGAGTTTCTTCGGCGTATGGCTTGTAATCTCCAAAACCAGGCATTCTAACGGGACAAGAAACCCAAGGATAATGTAATTTTGTGTAAGCATCTGGGTTGTCTGGATTGTTCAAGAATGCTCTTGGTTTATCTCCACAACCACATGCGTCACAATAGAAAAATCCTTCACGAACATTACTTGGTTTTCGATACGGACATGATACCACTTCATCATCACCATGACAAGATAAAACTCTAAGTTTTACCAACTTATCGTCTGCTTTTCCTTGAGTGGCTCTCGAAACTACAGCTTTACCGAAGTTCTTTACCTTATCTCCAAAAGAAACCTTTCCCTTTTGCGACTCTGGTTCTTCGGAGTCTTCGGTAACAGGCCTCGAAACTGGTGTTGATAACTGCGGAATCGTTGGAAACGATGGTTCATTTTGAATCTTGGGCGTCGATTCATTTTGCTTTAGATTTGAATTGGCTCTCTTCGAACCACCCGTACTTTTACCTTTATTACATCCACATCCCATCACCATTCCTCCTCAAAGTTATCGGTATAATCATCATACTCATATTCAATCTCTTCGGTTGAAAGATTATGAAGATCCTTTAGTGACTGTTTTTGGTTGTGCCTACGATTCTTGTTTCGAACCTTCTTTGCAGATCGTGTAGGACGAAAATCTTCTTCTTGGTAATCATCTCTTTTCATATCAGAATTCCTGTATATCTCCCATAAGATTTTTGAGCTTATGCTCGACAAAGTAATTTAAAATTTTAGAACGCGAACCGACAATAGGTTCATAATACCAATGTTGCATGATTCGATCTTCCATCTCTTCTGGAATTTGAGTCAGATCAATCAACATCTTGTTTCGATTCCAGTTTCGAGTGGATTCGATATTCTCTCGATCCTCGCGTAGTTGTCCAATCTTCTTGGCACCACAAGGCTTTTGTCTTTTATTTTCATCAATAAATACATCATCATCCGATAGAACATTCGGAATACCATCACTTGAATCACCCTTGATGATATGTTCGAACAAGAAAGAATCTGGATCAGAACAATCCAACATCTTTCTCTGAATCGGTGAATACTGGTACACATTCGGATACATCTGAAGTTGCTTGAAGTCTTTATCACCAGAAACAATCATGATCTTTTCCTGCATGTGCATATGCTTGCAGAGAATTGCTATGATATCATCTGCTTCACATCTTTCCACTCGCATGTTCTTGTACGGAAAAGTCTCGATAATCTCATTCCGAATGGTCGTAAGAGTATCGTAAATAGCAGACCAATCCTGACCAGACTTTGCCTGATTCTTCTTACGATTGGCCTTGTAGTGAGGAAAGTAATCCTTTCTCCAACAATTTGAAGAATCATCGCAGATTACTAACTCACCATATTCATCACCAAATCGGTTTCGAAAATACCGATAAGAGTTCAAAGTGATATGTCGTACAAGCGATTCGTCGATCAGGTCTGCATTTCCCTTGATCTGACCAAAAATACTCGAAAGAATCACCTGTGAATTGTCAATTAAAATCATTATGCTACTTTCACTAGAATCATATCACCATTGATACGACCTGTTGCTTCCAATGTCTTGTTAGATAACTTTTCCATCTCTTGTCGAATCGCAAGAATACCAGAATTCTGGATCTGCTTGAGTGTCAGTTTACTTCTACCAAAGTTCTTACAGAAAGACTTCTCTCTGTCAAAGTTCTGAAGTGTTGTTCCCTTGATATCAAAACCTTCTGTGCTTTCGTAGAAGAAGAGTTTTCTCTGCTTGCAATTATAACACACAAAGTAGTGCATACCAATAATCTTTTCGGGATTTATTGATTTTACACCTTCACATTCTTCAAGATACTTGACTTTCTTGACGCGATTCGCCTTGTTAATCTTTCTCTTCTTACGAGTAATCTTGCTGTTTTCATCAAGAAAACTACGAACGTTTTCAAAGAAGTCGCGAAGATGCCCCAACTTGGTCTTGTTCAGAAAGTCCCAAGCTTCAATCAGATCATCATCACGTTCTTCGATTGCAGCACTGACATCATGCAACAAAGAATCATATTCCTCCAAGAGTTCTTTCATATCTCTCTTTGCAGGCTTGTACACCTTCACCAGATTTTTCATGTTTGGTTTTCGAATACTTCCATTTTGACGAAGATTGTCAATGTATTCGTCGGTCATTCTGTTTAAAACGATTCCGATTGTATCTTGCATCATTTTCAAAGCCATTCAGAGTAAACTTCTCGTTTCAATCCTTCTTGTAGTGGTACTTCGTAAAACGTTTTCTTTATTGCGATCTCATCATTATCTATGCAATCTTTTCGTTCGTCAAGAGATAAATCTTCGATTTTGGTTTCATCACTTTTTCGTACGTCTTCCAGAACAGACAAAACATAAGTTTCCTCATCCTTCCAAGAAACAAATTCCTCGAAGTGAAAGGTTATTCTATCAGAAATTTCTTCCCAAGGCAAGTCCATAATATGATTAATTTTGTAGAATCTCACTTCTCGAAACTCGACGAGATCCTTTGGTTTATGTTTCACATAACCCTGCACAGCAATCTTGTTCTTGTCAGGCGAAAGATGAAGACTTTCCCAGCAAAACTCAATTCCTCTTTTTGACTTTTCGCTGATGAACGATTTAGCGTTTCCAGTCTTCAAGCCCACTACAGTTCTCGACTGAGGATCTTCGGCACAAATTAAGTAGTCGTGTCCGTCATAATCTTCAACAAAGAGAAAAGGAAAGTCTGGAGCACTTCGATGAATATTAAAGATCAATTTACCATCATGATAAACAGAACCAATGGTATATTCGTATTCGGTTTTCTTATTTCGTACGCGAAATCTTACAGGAGTCACGATCAGTGTGTACTTTCCAGAATCAGATTTGTATGTTTTGACTTTGTTCTTTACTGGTTTGGCACCCTTGAATCTAACCTTTACTTTTTCTCGTTCTTCCGAATACCAATCTTCTCGGATTTGGTTTGGATTCATGGCTGTCGCCCTTCTGTGAGTTCAGGTTCGCAATACTCGACTGAAATTATTCTTCTTCTCAAATGAAATCGTATGTTCAAACTTATCTGAAAGTTGGTCCGTACGATGTGAGATGATGAATACATTCACCTTCTTACCCAGATTATATAGAAGTTTCATAAACTCATCCGTACCCATACTATCCAAAGACGAGTCAAATACTTCATCCAAAATCAAAAGATTGGTGTTCGCACTGTTCTTTAGCCTCGCCACCTCTCTCCAAGCCAAGAGAAGAGCGAGATCAATACGCATCTTTTCACCCTCACTGAAACTCATATAACTGAACTCATCACGATGTCTCGACTTGATTGTTTCATTGAAGTTTTCATCAAGATGAAACTGAGCAAAGAAATCCATCGCTCCGAGGTACTTGTTGATCAGTTGATTCATGATCGGAAGATAATGCTTAATAATCTTCGACTTAATACCACTGTCTTTTAGTAAACCGTAAACGATATCGTAGTCATACATGGTTTGTATGTTTTCGTCCTTCACCTTCTGATGATCTTCAAGTTCTGCACTCAACTCAGAAAGCCTTTCACTTTCTTGTAAATCATCTGTATCTTTTGACTTGATTGATTCGATTCTTTTTTTGGCGTTCTGAATACGATCCTTCTTAATTGAGAGTTCGGTTTTTAATGAAGAAATCTTTGATTCTTTTGTTTTGATATCACCCAATAAACCTTCAATGAAAGACAATTCTTCGCTCACTTCGATCAATTTCAAATTGATCTGAGTCAAACCTTCATAGTATTCTTTTTTCTTCTGTTCCTTTTCTTTGATCATTTGATTGCGATGTATTTCATCAATCTCCTGATGACATGTAGGGCAATTTTGATTCTTCTGATAGAATTCAATATCACCATCCGAAGTATCAATATTCTTCACAATACTTTCTCGGAGTTTGTTGATCTTATGAAATGACTCCTCCAAAGAATCTTTGTTGGTTATCTGATCACGAAGATCATCAATCTCCCCATCTATCTCTTTAATACTCGTTTGAACATCTTGAGCTTCATTTAAGATAGTCTGTATCTCATTTTCAATTTCTTTAATTGACTCTTGGCTTTTTGCTTTGATTTTC